TGTTCTTGTTGTGTGCCCCTTGTCTATTATGCAAGCCGCATGGCAAGCCGACTTGTTTAAGTTTGCGGTTCATCGAACTGTTGACGTTGCCTATGGTGAACGCAATAAACGCAAGGCCATCATTAACGGATTGGCTGACTTCGTAATCATTAACTACGATGGCGTGAAGATTGTCGAAGACGAGATCATCAATGGTGGCTTTGACCTAATCATTATTGACGAAGCCAACGCATACAAGAACTCCCGCACTGAACGATTCAAAGTCATGCGTAAGATTGTGTCCCACGATAAATGGCTATGGATGATGACAGGTACACCTGCCGCACAGTCCCCGCTAGATGCGTATGGTTTAGCTAAGCTTTGCATACCTGCAAGAGCACCGACTCTATATAGTACTTACAGAGACATGGTGATGTACCAGTTGACAAGGTTCAAATGGATTCCAAAGCCTAACGCCGTTGCCGCTGTGCATGAGCTACTGCAACCTGCTATTAGGTTTGAGAAGAAGGATTGCTTAGACCTTCCAGACGTAACCCATACATCGCGCTTTGCCCCTCTGTCAGCACAGCAACTGAAATACTATAAGCAGCTTAAAAAAGATATGTTGATTGAGGCCGCAGGGGAAGAAGTCTCAGCAGTCAATGCGGCGGCTAATCTGAACAAGCTACTGCAGATTGCTTGCGGTGCTGTGTACACCGACACCAAGAACGTAATAGAGTTCGATGTCTCGGATCGGCTTAACGCTGTTACTGAGGTTATTAATGAAGCATCACACAAGGTGCTAGTGTTTGTGCCGTTCACGCACACGTTGGAAATGCTCAAAGAATATTTGACGAAGCAAGGTATCACTGCCGAGATTATTAACGGCAACGTTAGTGTTACAAAGCGCACAGATATATTCAAAAGGTTTCAAGAAGATGTTGAGCCACGTGTGCTATTGATACAACCACAAGCCGCCGCCCACGGAGTTACCCTAACTGCGGCCAACGTTGTGATATGGTACGCTCCCGTTACGTCGAGTGAAACGTACTTGCAAGCCAATGCACGTGTACACCGACAAGGTCAAAAGAATCCCGTCACTGTGGTACACATTGAAGGCAGTCCAGTAGAAGCAAGCCTGTACAAGATGCTTCAACAAAAGCTGGACTTACATTCTCAGATCATCGATCTATACAACAGTGAAATTAATTCTTGACACAGTCAACAAAGGATGTATAATAAGCACTCCCAATTCATAAACCTAAGGACACATATGGAAGACGTACCGATAGAACAGATCGTCACTACGTACATAAAAATACGCGACAAACGTGACAGACTCTATCAAGAGTTTAAAGAAAATACAGCCAAGCTTGATGAGGACATGCAGATTCTCAAGCACAAAATAGTCGAGCTATCAAAGCAGACTGGCGTTACTAGCTTCTCAACACCGACAGGCATTGCCTATCGCACAGTCAAGAACCGTTACTGGACTAATGACTGGGAAAGTTTCTACACATTCATGCGAGAGCAAGGAAGTATGGAACTGCTTGAGAAGCGTATTCATCAAACTAACATTAAAGAGTTCATGGACTCCAATCCTGAGGTGCATCCACCCGGACTCAATATTGATAGTGAATATGAAATCACCATTCGTCGTAAGTAAATTTTTAACTAGGAGATAAATTATGAGCAATGACATTGCTTTGTTTCAACAAGACGTTCCCGCATACTTAAAGAAAGCGGGACAAGATGACCTGACTAAATCCTTGGCAGGTAACACTGGCCTTAAGCGTATTTCTATCCGAGGCAGTGTGTTTCGGATGATGGTTAACGGAGAAGAAATCTCTAAGAATGAGAGCCGTGCAATGAACATCGTTATTATTAACGGTGCCGCTAAAGTATCGCGTTCGTTCTATGCGGGTAAATACGTACCCGGAGAAACAACTTCACCTGACTGTTGGAGTAATGACGGCGATAAGCCTGATGCAAGCCTTGAGTTCCCACAGAACAAAACTTGCGAAGGTTGCTCACAGAACATCAAGGGCTCCGGTCAAGGCGACTCACGCGCATGCCGTTATCAGCAACGCTTAGCAGTGTTGTTAGCCGACGATGTAGATGGAGAAATCTTTCAGTTGGTGTTACCCGCAAAGTCTATCTTCGGTCGTGGTGACTTAGACAAGATGCCGTTCCAACAGTACGCCAAATACGTTGGCGCTCAAGGCAAGAGCATCAATACCTTGGTAACAGAGATGCGCATGGACAGCGACAGCGACACCCCCAAGCTGACGTTTAAGCCTGTGCGTTATTTGTCAGAGCAAGAATGGCTCGTTGCTAAAGAGAAAGGCGATAGCCCTGCCGCACGTTCCGCAGTAACGCAGACCCCCGCCGCTACTGATGGCGCAAAACCTAAAGCACAGACTGCACCTGTTGCTAAAGTTGAGGTGGCTGAAGAAGTTGCCGAGCCTACTAAGCGAGTATCCAAGAAAGCCGCTGAGCCCGCCGCAAAGAAAGACTTTGTGGATGTGCTGAATACTTGGACAGACGATGAGTAATGATGGACTCAAGAGGCTATACATTACGAATCGTCCATGCTAACAAGGTAGCCAATGGTAGAAGCCCCGGTGTCAAGCTGGGTCGCTTCTGCATTGACAAGGACATTCCTGTACGTGAAGTTGCAGAGTATTTTGGCGTGAGCCGCATGACGATCTATAAATGGTTTGTCGGCGAGTGGATACCCCGAAAGATCCACAACGAGAAAATCACAAACATAGTCCAAGCCAAAGTAGGCATGTAGCTTAAAGCGTCTGTGGGGCATGCCGCGCTTCACGGACGCTATTTTTATCGCGGTGCAGAGGCGGCTATGACAAGAGCAGATTTGTTGTCGGCGGTGCTCTCCACAGAAGGATGGTATTGTATTGTCGGTCTTAAAAAGACTGGACTTCCAAGACAAACGTTTGTGCAGGGGTTGAGTGAAGCTGACGTAGAAATAGAAGACTTACTAGCCAAGGGATACGATGCGTATTTTGGTTGTGCTAAGTACGAGACAGACAAGACGAGGACGACAGATAACGTAAAGGCTATACGAGCATTTTGGCTTGATATAGATTGTGGGGCTAACAAACCATATGCTACTCAAGGCGATGGTTTAGCCGCGCTTAAGAAGTTTTGTATAGAGGTTGGATTACCAAGGCCGACGATTGTCGACTCTGGCCGGGGCCTTCATGTGTATTGGGGTCTTACTGCTGATGTATCAAGAGCACAGTGGAGACCAGTGGCTACGCGCCTCAAAGCGTTGTGTCATGAGAAAGGTTTAGAAGCCGACCCTGCTAGAACGGCAGATGCGGCATCGATACTGCGTGTCCCTGATACACTGAACCATAAAGAAGACCCGCCACTTGCGGTTACGTTGAAAAACGTAGGCATACCTATCGACTTTGAAGAGTTTAAAGCAAAGCTCGGCGCAATCGACGACGTGCCCGATCACTTGCCGACGTATGCTAATGAGATGACACGTGCCTTGATGGGCAACAAGCAGTTTCGTTTCAGCATCATTGTTGATAAGAACGTAAACGGCACAGGCTGTATGCAGTTGGCGAGAGCCATAGAAGAACAAGATAGTTTAGAAGAGCCACGTTGGAGAGCCGCATTGTCAATCCCTGCGTTCTGCGTAGACAAGGACACGGCTATCCATGACATTTCTCGTAATCATCCTGACTACACTCCTGATAGTACGATAGAGAAAGTTATAAAGATCAAGGGCCCCTATACGTGCGAGAAGTTTGAAGGCGTACATCCTAGCGGTTGCGATGGTTGCGTCCATAAGGGCAAGATCAGTTCACCTATTGTTCTTGGTGCAGAAATAGCAGAAGCATCCGAGGCCGACAACACAGTTCAATACGTGACCGAAGCGTCTAAGCCTGTTACCTACAAGATTCCTGAGTACCCCTTTCCATACTTTCGTGGCAAGAACGGCGGCGTGTATCGCAAGTCAGAGGACGAAGACGAAGAAGATGCGGTAATGATTTATGAGCATGACCTGTACGTGGTCAAGCGATTGAAAGACCCACAGAGCGGTGAAGTTATTTGGATGCGTCTGCATACACCGAAAGACGGAGTCAAAGAGTTTGCACTGTCGGCAGTTGACCTACTTACTGCCGATAAGTTACGGGAAAAGTTGGCGTGGTTTGGCGTGATCGCGCTGAAGAAACAGATGGATTCCATCATGGGATACATTGTGCGGTCGGTTAAAGAGATGCAATACAAAGAAGGAGCAGAAATTATGCGTTCACAGTTTGGGTGGACAGACAAGAATAAATCGTTTGTTGTGGGGGATACAGAGATTAGTGCAGAGGGTGACAAGTACAGTCCGCCATCTAGTTACACCGCGCAGTTGGCTGATTGGTTTACGCCTGTTGGTTCTTTGGAAGAGTGGAAGTCAGTTATTAACGTATACGATCGTGAAGGCTTTGAGCCGCATGCGTTTGGGTTCTTTACTGCTTTCGGCGCACCGCTGATGAAGCACCTAAACCTAAAGGGTGCAATCATTAACATGATTAACAATGAGTCAGGCACGGGCAAGACTACTACTATCAAAGCAATGCACAGTGTCTACGGACACCCCGAAGAGTTGATGCTTATTCAGCGAGACACTATGAATGTGCGCTTGCACCGACTAGGTGTTATGAACAACTTGGGTTTGGGTTGCGATGAGTTGACCAAAATGTCATCGGACGAGTTTAGTGACTTTGCCTATGCCGTGTCGCAAGGCCGAGGCCGTGGTCGGATGAAGTCTAATGAAAACGCAGAGCGCATAAATTTAGCTAAGTGGCAAACCATTTTGTTGTGTTCTTCCAACGCTTCGGCAGTTGACAAACTTAGAGCCCTAAAATCTACACCCGACGGCGAGCTCATGCGACTAATAGAGTATGAAATCCCTGAGACTAAGCTCCTGTCAAAACAAGAAGCCGACGATATCTATCCAAAGCTGTATACAAACTATGGGCATGCAGGTCGTATCTACTTGCGTGACTTGGTTGAGAACCTAGAAGAACGTATCCAAGAGGTCAAACAGATTCAACTCTTAATAGACAAGAAGATTGGCTTTACAAATCGTGAGCGCTTTTGGTCTGGTGTTGCGGCATGCAACATAGCGGGTGCTTTGTTTGCTAAGCGTCTCGGCTTGATCGACATTGACATAGGTCGTATCTTTAAGTGGATGCTCAAACAGTTCTCGCAGATGCGTTTGGAAATTAAACCACCATCTACAACTCATGCTAGCGTAATTGGTGAGTACTGGAACGAGCACCGCCGCAACTCTTTGGTTATCAATGACAAGGTGGATATGCGAACGGGGGTTGAGATGCTACCCATATTAGAACCTTCGGGTGAGCTAATTATTCGCATGGAGCCAGATACTCAAAAGCTTTTTATTATTGCTAAGAAGCTACGGACTTGGTGTTCTCAGCACCAGATTACTTTGAAGGATGTGCTCAACTCGTTAACCGCTGAAGGCGTGTACGCGGGTATGGTAAAGAAGCGTATGGCGAAAGGCACCAAGCTCGGCAGTGTTCCGGCAGTAGATGCGTTTGTATTCGATTGCTCTAAGGGCGGCTTCCTTGACACTGATGCCTTCGTAGGTACTTCAGATGCTGATGTGGCTGTTACAGAAGAAGATGAGAATTAATGGAGTTAACTATAGTATTAATTGGCGCAAGTTCCGAGTGGGCTGGTCGTTCTTTGTCCCGTGCCTACGGCTGAAAGAAAGTGAACTAGCGATTTTGGTGACCGCAAAAAGGTTTGGATTTAGGGTTTTGATGAAACCCGTGATTGAAAATGGCATCAAAGGCTTGCGTGTTTGGCGAATTAAGTAGTACACTTTACGCAGGTTGTCAGTTGCTACTCTCCTTGGAAACAACCCTCCTTGCCCCCGCCTAGTGCGGGGGATTTTTTTATTTGGGCTTAGCTGGTTGGACACCGTAGTTTAGCATCGGTAGTGTCTTAGAGAATAACTTCTCATCCAACCTTGCACCGATTGCGTTAGCTTGGGCTTGAGCTTCAGCCCGTGCATCAAACGCACTATCAATAGCATCTGCATCAATCGGCATATCCGGAAACTGCAAGGTAAACTTACGAGCCTTCTCTTGAGCATCAGCATAAGCTGGTGTTCCACGCTCCATCCATAAGCGGTTAAGTATTGAGTTATGCCTATCAAGTACTTTCTGCTGATATGTCTTAGCTTGGATAGCGGCCTTCTGACCTTTGTACACCTTCAGTGGTTGTAGGCCAATCGATTGCATACTTAAATCCCACAGCGTAAATTCATCGGGATACAAACCCCCGATAACATCACCGCCGCGAGTAGTAGCACCTTCTTGGCCAATACGATATGCAGTTACAGGTTTGGCAAAGATTGCAGGGACTGCTTTCTCATAAGCACGACCGTATTGACCGTCTTCAACTAGCTGATACGCGTCTACCCAATTCAATCCAAGTCCGACTCCGGGGCCTAGGTTAGAAATAATCTCGTTTGTAACGGATTGGCGTGCGTCGTTATCGTAACGGCCTTCGCGATACCACAAGTTTTTCAAGTCTAAACTTACGCGATCAGACAGTGCGCTACCAGTCACTGCAGACGTGGGCCCATAAGCAACGGCTTCTGCTAGCTTCTTACCAGCAACCTTAGACTTCTCTGTCTCCATACCCATCTTGTTAAAGATAGCGCCAGCCGCACCGCCGACAGTGGTGTTCATGTAGTTGGCAAACCAGTTCTCCCAATCGAAGAACTCGTCGTCATCGTCGGGGGCAAACATCTTTATTAAAGTACCAAGACCGAGAGAGAAATACGGCAGCGCTGCAACTCCTCCATACAGGAATGTCATACCAAGGATACCGGCTAAACGTCTGTATGCCTCGTTGCCTAACTCTTTACGATACAGGTCAGCTTCTCTGATACGTTGCTCAATAATGTCTGGCGGCATGCCGCTTGTCTCTAGCTGTTGACGGAAGTCTTTTATTTCAGAAGAGCTAAACGGTCTTGAAAATGCAAGGTAGTGGTTACGTAGCAGAATGAACGCCGACTGAATAGCGTACTGCTTAAACTGCATAATAATGTTCACACCGGGATACGTGAACACACGACCCTTCATTTGGCGCACATAGTCACCAAGCGTCATACCAGCTATGTCACGTGCTTCTTCGATAGCATCATCGAATGCCTCATCAGGCGTGCGCGGCACAGGATCGCCGTTTGCATCGCGTTCAATAACACCACGCAGGTCACGCTTTGGTTCTTTTAAAAACTTCTCATGCGCCAACTCAAACGTAGTAAGTAGCGATACCTCACGTACCATACGCTCAGCTTGATGGAATGGGCCCGCTAAGATTTTCTTAAATACGTTAGCCGTGCCAGTGTATGTAGATGATGGACGCTCACCCAGATCGTAAATGTCGTTTGTCATGGAGATATTGATATCCCCATCCTCAATAAACTTGTCAGCCGCTTTTTGTAGCAGCGGGCTAAGCTTGCCACCTTCTACGACAGAAGGGAACGACGTCTGCATAATATGGCCGGTAGCAATAGGCTTTAGCGTGCGAGTCGGGATGCTTGCCATGTAACGACCAAGGTTCTTTAGCATCGACGCATTTGTTTTAGCGTAGCCGTAGCGACTACCAATGTACGGCATAGTTACTGCAGAAGCACCAAGAATGTTAACTAATGCACTAGCAGGTGCAGATAGCACAAAGAAGAATACTGAATTAGTAATACTTCCAGCAATCTGTGCGGCTACGCTCTTGTCCTCAATACCAAGCACATTCTTTGTGCGGTTCTCAACTTCTTGCACATAGTCTATGTACACCGCTTGTTTGTCAGGGCTAGTAAGTTCACGGATGTAGCTACGCGCATTGTTAAGGTTATTAATGAACGGCTCAGAGTATTTAAACCGAGCCTGTTGATACGCACTATGCACAGCGGTATGCGCAAACACGCGCAGCATATCTGCGCTAGCACCTTGGATTGCCTTGCGGTTAATAAACATCTTACGCATGCTTTGTTGCGGCAGCATTAGATAAATCAACTGGTTAAGGCTATCGTTAAGCTCGGTCTTTAGTCCGGCTACGTCGGTGGCCGACACGTTATCTATTAAGTCCTGCACATCACGAAGAATCTGTGTCGTTGCGGCGTTGCGGCTATACAACTCAGAGATGCCGTTACCCTTAAATATGGTACCGGCAAGTTGACGTTGCTGCGCATTACCGTTTTCTAATTCGCGTCTGCGTGCTCTGAAAGCAAGCTCACGACTTACTGGGTTCTCAAACGTGTAGAACTCTTTAAAGTTACCAGAGCCAATCTGGAACCAGAAGTTTCCAAAGCGACGTAGTGGGAAGTAAGGTGAAGCAAGCTTATCAGGGCCAAACTGCTCATCAATCTTATCTAGCACCTTCTGACGCTGAATAGGATCAGTAATCGCACGTGCCTTTAACTTCATGTCATTGACCATCTCTTTAACAGAGTCGGCGTAGAAGTCACGAACCTTGCGGTAGATAGTCTGAAACTCTGGCTCAAGCGCGTTCCAAGCATCTTGCAGTGGTTTATTAAGTGCGCCAGCCTTTGCGTTATCGGGATCAATACCACGGATGGTAGCCTCAATCATTATGCGGCTCATCAACTTAGACTGCGTTGGGTTTGCACCTTGAGCCTTAGTCCACTCTTGAACGATGTCCTCTGCAATCTTTAGCTTCTTACCACGATAGGAAACCATCTCCGAAACAATCCGGATAGCACCAGTGATCTGTGGGAACCGAGTACGTGTTAACTCAGATAGTTGGCGTAATTGTAGAAAGGGCAAAACAGTAGCCCTAACTGCATATCCACTTGCATCCCACAATGCATCTTTTAAATCGCCGATTGCTTCGCCAATAGTCATGCGACCAGCAGTAGCCTCGGCAAGCCGATCTCTTATGCCTTTCTGCACCGTCTCCGCAGTACGCCAAGTGTCAGGTGTACTAATCGGCCCGCGTATTCTCTTAGCAAAACGAAGCGGCGTAGACACTGCGCCTGCTGGACGATAAGCAGAGAAGATTTGATTGACCTCTTTCATAGCCGCGCCAGCTAGATTCTCTAAGCCAAAGATGCGACCAATGAAACGTTGCAAAGAATTGAGCAGTGTAGTTTTCTCAGTGCGGTAGTAGATACCCGATAACTTCTTTTGGAAGTTAGGGTTAGTCATCACCTCTGCTACAAACTCAAATATGTCTGTGAACCCGTAGTCTCCGGGAGGCAGTTTAGTCTGAGCGTACTCATACATCTCATACAGATTTGTAACTGCTTGAAGCTGGCGAGTGGTCAGGTTAGGCACACCACCACGTAACACATACTCAGTAGCCGCGTGCACAATCTCGTGCAACAACACACGGTTGTTAGAGCCAAATGCTTTGCTTGGTGATATAGAGACAGTATCAACAGCAGGCACGTACATGCCCGGCGCTTTCAAGCCTTTAATATTGCGGTTGTATGCGTCAGCAACATCTTTAAACTCAACAATGACTGGGTCTAAGGCATACTTGCCTTTTTGCAAAGCTTGCAGTCCAGCGTAAACCTTTTCCAAATTCTCGGAACGGTCATAATTTTTAAAGTACTTGTCGTACAAATCAGGGTACTGCCTGCTTAAATACGCAAACAACCGAATCTGTTGTTGGCCAACGGTGGTGTTCATCGAACGGTGCAGTAAGTCCGCAGTCTGACCAAACGTAATATTTGTTGGCAGGTCTAATTCCGCTAACCGACTAGCAAGTTCTGAGTAGAGCCCCGACGTGTTACGTGCAAGAGCCTTCAGCGCACCATTGATATCGTTGTTGTTAATCGCGTTAACAACATCTTGGTTAAGACCTTTTACAGACTCTGGCGAATCGTCTCTACGGAGTCCGACTGTTGAATCAATTTCAGAAGCGGCGCGTATATCGCCATACCCTCCTCGTCGCTCTCCTGTCGGTACAGTTCCCAGTTCGTCCTCGCTGCTACTTCCAATGCCTCCAGCCTGTGTTGAGGCGGAACCTTTTCCGTAGTCCTCAAGAGACTTTCCAGTGTTGTTCGTTGTTGATCGTCCATATGCTTCCCTCATTGCTGTGAATGTTGCTTCGTGGCGACGCAGTATATCCATGATAGCGTCGCGATAGTAATCGGCTAAACCCTCGTCTGCAAGATACTGACGTACCTTTAGCATCTGAGTGTTGTGCGCCACACCGTGATCCATAGATCCAGTATGTGCTATTTCGTGGGTCATCGTCTCCCACATGTACTCACGTGCGCCAAACAATGTTTTAGCACCAAAGTCGTAGAAGGGGTTTAGTAGCACTGCCTTATACGGCACTTTAATATGGACACCGCCGTAGCCCTTATCAACAGAAATACCACCAAAAAATAAATTTTCGGCCTTAAGCTTGTCGTACCCAGAGAAGCCGCTTTCAGCAAGCGCTTCCTTCATCTCAACCATTATCGTACCAAGCTCAGCAAAGAACACCTCAGGATTGCCGTATTGTTTACCAACTTCTAGATAGTTAACGCTAGTATTATTGTGAAAGATAGGCTGCTTGGGGTTCTGTGCCATCTGCAACAAAAAGTCTTTTGTTTCGGGTGCTTCTTGCTCTGCTTTAAACGAAGCTTCTTTTTTCTTTTCACTTATCTTGGCGGCGTCTGCAAGCACCTTACCCGTATTTGTAATAACAACTGTAGTACCGACAACGCTAACTTCTGCAGGCATGGGAGGTAGTTCCACACGCTTAGCAGTAGTGCCGCGCTTATCAAATGCTTTATACAGTTTGTTACTAACGTCAGCAATATCTTGGCCAACGTCCATTCGTGGCATCGACACAATATTTTTAAAGTTGTCTTGCAGGTCTTGTGCTTCGTTACCCCGTGCAATCTGTGCAAGGTATGCGTTAAGAGCGCCAACGTCTTTTTCTAAACGCCCTTTAAAGCGTTCGCGGCTATTTTCAAATGGGTAATCTGGGTGCTTTGCTTCTACGTTAGGCTTAACGTTGACAATAATGTCGTAAGGTATTTTTTCGTCGCCAATCTTAAACGTAGTATCAAATTGGTACACACCACTAGACAACACTTGGTGATCTATCTCATACACTTTTCCGGGGTTACGTTCTTTCCCAAAATAAACATCTGCAGTGCCCCAACTAAAATTAACTTTAAACTGCTGAAACTTATCCGTTGGGAAATTAACGCCTACTGGCAATATAGTTGTGCCACTTAAACCCGTAGATTTAATTTCAACTACCACTGGGCCAATTAGTGGCTTCTGAAGCGGATCATAGTAACTAGCGTTGCTTGAGAAGTAAATGGACTTTTTATCACCAGTCTTTGGGTCTATGTAAAACTCAGGAATTTTTACGGTAACAGTCGTGCCGTGTTCGTCCTTTGGCGCAGGTGATTTGATAATCTTAAATTTGCTATCTGCAATATCTTTAGCGGTTGTATCAACACGTACACGTACGCCATCACGTACGGTGTCTAAAATTAGTTGCTCGGAACCAAGCATAAAACCCATCTTGGCAAGGCCAAGGCCACCGCTTCGATCTTCGGGAGATAAGTCAGATTTATCAGAGCCAGCAACAGTAAAGAACGCATCCCGCACAATCTCAGGAGTCATACCTCTGGCGTTGTCGGTCACAGTAATCGTGCGTTCATCACCGTTGATCTCAATATTTATCTTACCAACTTCGTACAGTGACTTAGCTTTTTTGCTGGATACCGCGCCCTTCACAGCGTCAAACGCATTTTGCAAAAGCTCTTTAACAGATACCTCGGCAATGCTTGAGGCGTACATGTTTGCACCCAGAAGCTGAATGAGACCAGCCATGTCTGCGTTAAGTTTCCCTTGCTCAGAACCAAACTTCTTATCTTGGTCTGCGGATTTAGAAGCTGCTGAAGTAGATGTAGTGTCAGGCCGCGCAATAAACGTTAACGATTTTTTAGGAACACGTTGATAAGCCTTTGGTGACTTAGCACCATCGGGGCGCATGCGGACGTAATCGCCTTCTGTACCAACAACCACACCGGCTATGTTTCCAAACTTCACCATGTCACCAACCATAAAGTCGTTGGTAGCGGAGTCAATCAGGTCGGCAATCTTTTTGCCAAGTGCATTAATTTCTTCCGCGCCAAAGTAAGGCGCGGGTTCTGCTGGCGGTGTAGGTGACTCTTTGGCGGTTATGTCAAACGCGCCTTCTGGCACTTCAACCTCAGTAGTTACATCACCTTTTGGTGGTGGGAATAGCTCATCTACTGATGGAGTTGTATCTTCTGGCGTAGGTGTTTCAACGGGAGCTTCGGCAGTTTCGGCGGGTGGCGCAGATGTTTCAGTAGGCTTTGGAGTTAAACCTGCAAGTTGTTCGTATTCGGCGGCTTCACTTGGGTCAAGTAACCCATATAAGTACATGCCATGAATAAGCTTTTTTTCTTCCGCATAGTATTCGTCTATTGATTTGCCTAATGTATCAGTCGATACCGCTTTCTTACCTTTGTACTGTTTAGTAACTGCCATACCTTGGTTGGCAATACGAACACCAAGTCCAGACAATTCTGAGATTGATTTGTGCAAAAACTGAATGTCAGGAGTTGCAGTGGATTTTGCATAGGAACGTTGCAACGGGGACGTCGCAGTAACACTAGGGTGCCCAGTTGCTTGCAGTCTTTCAGTTACATACTCAAGAGCGCGATTAACACCTCTCAATGCGCCATCTACAATACGATACGCACTATCCGGCGAACCTTTACTATATTCCGGTAGTTTCTTATAAAACTTATGTAGCGTTGAGTCGGGCGTAAAGTATTTGTTAAGCAGGTCTACATTTGCGGCAGGGGCTGCTTCTTGTCCTTGCGCTTCTGTTTGCTCGGTTTCAGTGGTCGTAGTGCCAACGTCGGCTCCTTTAGTTTCGCCTGCTGCTTGAAGTCGTTCTTCAAACGTAAGCGGCATTGTTCCTTCTACTGCAGAGGGCTCTGTTCTTTCTCTTCCAACAATTTCTGTAGCATCCTGTCCAGTAGGAACCATTCCATCTGGCTCAAGGAAACCAAGTCCTCCGGTGGGCTCTCGACGACCGGACTCGTCAGCCACTGGAACGCCTTCTCCACTTGGCTCGGTGATAGTCTGTCCAACATTTTGTTCTCCCTGTTCTTTCTGAACCAATGCATCTAGCTCAGCAATAACTTGGTCTACTGATTTCTTAGGGCCACCTAAAAATCCTTTTGAGCGTGCTATGTATTCCGAAAGACCTTCGTAACCTCTATCGCGTACATACTGATCCATACGCTGACGGCGTGCTGGCGGAATTGCTGCTAAAGCTGAGCCGGGAACGGCACCAAAAGCTGTCTCGACGGCTTCTCTCCCTAAACCTTCGGTAAGAGATTTCTTCTCATCAATAAGTCGTTGTGTAACGTTGCTAACAAACGACGGTATAACACTCTCAGCTTCTTCACCAAGAAATTCAGCACCTGCACGGCCAAGTGAAGCGCGGGCACCTTGTGTTGCTTTGCCAGCTAAACGAGCTTCTAAACCAGTAGTTCCAGATGCCACACCAATAAGGCCGCCAACAAATTGCGAAGGTAGCGCAAACAAAGGCGTAAGCATGTTAACTGCATCACGATGGGACATGCCAGTAGCACGTAAGTCCTGATACGCACTGCTCTTGCTCCAGTCTTCTGGACTCATCTGACTAAGTTTCTCTGCGGCGCTTTGAGCGGAACCGCCTGCGTTAGACAGGGCGTTCATTGCTACCATAGACTTCTGACCAAGCCCTAAGAGGCTCAACCCAAAAGTTGGTATTAGAGAACCCGCGCCTTGCGCAACTATGTCGGCACCAGCAGGGCTAAACATACTAGTAAACGAGGCTCTAGTCTCAGCAAGCTCGCCTTGATTTGCTAAAACATTTTTAAGCAGCGCTTCACGTTCAGCCTTTTGGCTTTGCAAGTATGGAGACTTTGCTCTTTCACCTGCCTCAGTAGAAGACTTATAAAACCGTGCAAGTGGGTTGTCCCCAGCGTTAATGTTTTCAGCTATGCCTTTAGGTATGGCTACAGCACCTTGCAACAAGCCAATTGTTGTATCTAACGCAGCTTGCCCAGTGGTTCTCTCTAATTGTTCCTTTGGCGTAGCTTGCACGTACTGTGTGCGACGTGCTGGCTTAGTAGTGGCTTCTGCATACGCACGGCGAGAGAGTCGGTCGGCTTCTGCGGGGTCAAATTTAGGATCAAATGGCTGGGTGTCAAACACACTACCCGTGTAAACTTTTTTCTCCGCTGGCTCAACAGGGGCAATATCCGCCGCCATTGCAGCACCAAAGTCGTACCCTGCTTCTTCTACGCTAGGCTTCTCTTTTGTTTTTGTTTTAGGCGCAGGTTTAGCGC